CCTGCACCGTTTGTTACCTTCTGGATCTGTGTGGTCTCGATAAAGACTGTGTCGTACAAACGACCAATTTCACCAAGCATGAAGTTACCTGGAGCTGCGTACTTTGTTACTTCGATGAACTCTGGGTTGTCACGAAGCTTGCGGCTCTGGTGTGGGTGAATGAATGCAACATATGTCTCACCTAGGCGAGGGATGTTCTTTGTTGCAAGTGTCTCTACTGCGTCCTTGACAACACCTGTTGTGAGGTCAAATGCACCAGTTAGAGATGCACGGCTTGTACCAGCGGTACCTGTGCCGTACCAGTCATTTGCAGCTGAAAGACCTGAGCGGTCGTAGCCGTAGATAACTGAAGATGCGGCCATGAGTGTGTCACGAGCCTGGCCATCAAGGTATAGGGCCATGTTACGGCCGAGTAGACGTGAAGCTGAAGCCATTACGTCATCGAATGATGCGTTAAGTAGGAGTTCAGAAACAGCAATTGCATAACCGTGTTCAGCAACTGTGATTGAGAATTGCTGAGCTGTTAGTGCCTTAGTTTCCATACGAACGCCTTCAACAAGCGTACCGGCAAAGCCGAGGTTGTTGTAACGCATAAAGTTAATCTGAAGACCTGGTGCAACTCCTAGTTCTGTCTTCTTAACAGCGAACTGCTCGAAGCGTAGAATAGGCATTGACTGGAAAAGGATTTCCTTTGACCAGATGGTCTGAATTGCTTGTGTAAGCTGGCTGTTAGCGCCAGAATACGCTGTTGGGGCAGCGGCTAGATTGCCGGTACCAGTTACGGCTGATGCCATGTCGGTGTTACTCCTTAGTTAATTAATTAATTAATTGATAGGTAATGTCTTTAGAACTACCCGAATATTCCCTTGCCACGATCAGTTGCTGCTTGTCCTAACAACTTACCGCGGTATTTTGCGTATTCAGTAACCGACATAGCGGCAATTTGATCCGCTGTGAACTGTTGTTGATCCGAATTAGTGTCGAGGGGTCCGGTCGGCGGCGCGGTTACCCGGCTGCCTGTCATTTCTTTACGAGCAGACTGCATAGCCTGCTGTGCAGAGTCAAGGATACGGGATGACCGATCCTTTAGTCCCGCGATGCTTGCTTCAATTTCTTCGGCATTATTGCCTGAAACTAAATCAAGAAGTTCCGGGATTACATTTTCTCGCTCTTCTTGTAAGCGGCGGTTGCGGTAATCAGTTAATTCTGCGTACTCGCGCTCGCGCTCTAGAAGTTTGAAAGCTCTTTCGCGCTCTTGCTTTTCTGTCTCAAGACGGTCTGCCCATTCCCGCTCCTTTGCTTCAAGGAGTTGACGGACATCCATATCTTCCTCAGCCTTCTTACGGGCTTCAGTTTCCTGTTCCGCACGAAGCTTCTCAGCTTCTGCCAGACGTTCTTCGCGCTCCTTCTTCAGAATGTTAAGTTCTTCTTTCAAAGAATCTATCTGAGGATAGAGTTTGGACTTCTCCTGCTCTCTAACCCGACGAAGATCTTCTTCGGAGTAGGACTTATCAGGAGTTTGAGACTGCATTGGTGTTACTAGGCTTTCTGTTGGTGCAGGGACATCTTGGAAGAATGCTTCCTTAGCTGCCGGTGCGTCAACAATGTTTGTCGTTTCTGACATAGTTATTCCTTAGGTGTAAGAGGTCGTTGTCCGAATAAGTGCCACGATGACCTGCGGATATCGTTTGTAGTAGGTTGACAAAATTCTTAGGTTTTGTCAGCCTAAACTCTAGCTTTCCCCGTACTTCGAGTCTTCTGTTCTGCCTCGACGTTGTGGGATCTTAGTACCATATGCTTTTGTTACTAAGTCTGCTTGCATCTGCTCGATTGTCTGAGCCTCGAATGGAGTTACTATTCCTGGTTGACCTGTAGGTCCAGGGCCAATTCCTGCCCCAGCTTCCTGTCCAGGGGCCATTTCCATGCCCTGTCCTTCCGGAAGTAGTCCAGTGAGTGATGCAATAGCAGAGTTGATCTGTGACTTGATGAGGTTCAAGGCTCCATCGGCCTTGGCGTCTGCAATAAGCTCTGAACGAATTTCTTCTAGCTTCTCGTCTGGGAACTCTTCGCCTAGGGTACGTAAAGCACCTTCGCGGCTTTCTAGGTTCATACTCATCTTTGTCTGGATTTCGTTCAAAAGAATTAGCTTATCTAGTGGTAGTGGTTGTGGGAAGTGCACAGAGGTCTGATAAGTGAGTGGATCGTTAGGGTCGCAAACCTGTAGTTGATCAGACTTAATAGGTCCGTTAAAATCTGGGTTGTATACAAAAAGCTCTGGTTCCTTAACTGCAAGAGTTAAAAGAACAAGCTCATTAATTCTCTTTAAACCTTCGCTATATTGAACAATCTTTTGATTGTATCGGTTCATAAGCGGCTGATATTGAATAGCTAAAGCAACACCTGAGGTGTTAGAAATTTGCTGTACTTGACCAAGAGCAGACTCAGGAACACCAATCATCTCGTGCATAGATGTCTTAATGATCTTTAGGTACTCCATAGCACCAACAAGACCTTGTCCGCCACCTTCTAGGTTAAATACTTGAGCGTCTTTTGGTAGCCCGCCCCAGACCTTTTTAGGTCCCTTTTCTAGAGACGAGGCCTTAGCACCTGTAATAACAGTAACTGGTGCCGCATGGTAGTTAACAATGTCGGAGATATCTGTAGCAATTTCGTTATAGCTACGGTTTAGAACAATGATGTCGTGTCCATCTGAAAGGCCCCACGGAGATCCAGAAACACGTACGTTAGGTATATGAATAACCGGTACAGTTCCTAGTGGGTTTGGTCGTGAATCAATAAGCTCATCGTTAATATATTCTTCAATACGATCATCTGTAAGAATTTCAGTGTATGTGTATACCTGACGAGTACCTTCTAGAGAAGTGCCCCAGAAACGATACTTAAGCTTAAAACGTATTAGACGTGATCGATCGTGTGGGTGAAACTCTGGAAAACAAAAAGAAGAGTTAAGTGGAAGGATACGTACACGTCCTGGATGAGTACGGCCTACGCTATCTGTAAATGCTTCTTCATAAGCAACCTTTACAAAGCAGTCTCCGGAAACTCCGCCTTGCTGGCCCATTTCCCACATAACGCCGTGCTTGTCGTTATCTGTTTCCCATACTCTTTTTAGGACGTCTGGAATGATTGCTTCTGTGGCATAAGGGCTACGGAATGATGCCCCACGACCAAAACTAAAATTTACTATGTAATCTGTAAAAGCTCTGTAATAGTTAAATACCATCTGTGCTTCACCAATTTCGCGGCGATAAGCCCAGTGGTGACCAAGGTACATTGCCCAGTTAAGGGAGTATCTATTTAGGCGTGGACCATGTACTTCGAACTCTTCGTCAGCAAGTTCTACAAGTCCTAGTGGAGAAATGGAGATTGTTAAATCGGATGAGGCTGCCCTATAACTCGGTGGGCTAAAGTCAATACTCACTTGCCTTCACTCTCCATAAATCTATGATGCCCTCTCATTTATTTAAACTATGCCCCGCTCTTTTTTCTCTCTCTTTATCTTTGCAATTTTTGCTTTTTTCTTATCTTCTAACTCTTTTTTAGGATCTCGTAATTTTGGATCTACTTCTTGTATAGAGTTTACCCAATCGCCGCCTTGTCGTGCGTACTCTTGGCTAGCCCATTTGTTAGCTGCTCTGTTAGTTCCAGAGCCTGGACGTTTAGTGGGATACTTAGCTTTCGCTTGTCTCATCAAGCTATTCCATAGCTTTTGATTTGCTGCTACCTTAGCCATTTATCTCCTAAATAATTACAGGTGCCCGGCTCCGGAGAAAGAGTACGAAGCCGGGTACCTATAAAGTATATCTTATTTAGTCAGCAACAGCTGCAGGGTTCATGCGCTGATAGCGAGAACCTGAGCGGAATACTTCTTCAATTTTGGTCTCTGCATAGTCGCTGAAAGTTCCGTTTGAGAACTCTGCAACATATGTAGGTGCCTCTACCCAAGCAGCAGATCCAACGTGAGCGCGAGCTCGCATGGTCTCTTCTGGGTACTTTTCCATAACGTTGAGGTTATGGTTTGGGCGACCAGCTGGTGTGTCATAACCTTGGTTAAGACCGAGCTGGAAGTCATTTGGAACGTCGGTATCAGTAGCTACGCCTTCTTCAAAACGAAGTGGACCACGAAGTCCTGCTTGTGCTGCTGACATCTTACGCTCGTAAGTTGCTCCCGTGCGCTCTGGGAACGATGGTACTGGCGCAATGTTTTCTGCCATTTATATTTTCTCCTATAGGTTAAGGATCCTTAAGTAAGAGTTTGGTACTAATACTTAAACTTTTCTGCCTAAACTCAAAAATCTTTACTTAAAGAAGGGGGACGCACTTACCTCTACGGTAGGCATAACCATCTCTTGAGTCAAAGAACAAGCCAAGGCCAATGAGTCCACAAAGTCGTCGTGGGCATGCGCCTCTTCAGGAGCCGCCACTAAGAAATTAGGACCCTTATATTGTACTTCTGCGTCGGTCATTTGTTGGTAGAAACGCTTCCACATACGTAATCTTCTAGTTTTGGCGTGAGCCGGCCAAGATATCATTTGGCGCTGAATTAGGGCTTGAAGGTGCTTCCAACGCTTTGATTGCTCTGTAGGGCTAGAGAGGGAGGACATAACCTGAGCTCTAGGTAGCAAAAGCTTTAATCTTTGAGCTACCGCATCTCCCACTCCATTTGAGTCAACCGCAACTGCCATAACGTCATAGTTGCCCAAAAAGTTAACTATCTGGAAATACTGCTCTTCCCAGTCGTCTCCCTGGATTTCCATCCAATTTAGGATACGGTGATCGTAATACCCAAATTCGTCAGGTCGATCCCAGTCAACCCATACGATAGTAACAACCGTAGAGTCCATCTTTCTAGCTGGGTCAATACCTACGACAACTGGAGATCTATGCCAGTTCTTTACAATCTCTTGTGAAGTATCCCCAAGGTCGTCCATAATAGAGGAAGTAACGAACATTCCACGTTCTAGGAGCCATTTGCAGTTATAAGAAAGCTGAAACTCGTCAGAGTCTTCACCAATACGGAGCATCTCTTTACGAATGAACTTTTCATAGTTTGGGTTAAATTTTGCCACGTCTTTCCAGTCCCATTGGAAATGGTTCTGTCTTGAGGATCTACCAGTCTGTCTACGACGGTTTAGCTGGATAGACCTATAAAAGTTATTCTTGTGCGTGGTTGGTGTTCCGGTCTTTACCATAGTCGCGTTGTAGTACGCACCCATAGGAGCAATAGACTTTGAAACAATAAAGTCATCCGCTTCTTGACACTCGTCAATAACCATTAGATGAAAAGACTTAGATTCAATCTTTGCACGAGGGTTAGCGGTCATCATCATAAGACTTGATCCAGAGTTCTTTAGTTTAATGTTTCTGGTAACTCCAGGAGTTTTAACAGTCATATCGTCAATTTCGGCATCCCCTAGAACTTCTAGGGCCCGCTCACTAGTTAATCGTGAGACTGTTCTAGAGAATAGAGTTTCTGCCTGAGCTTGAATAGGTGCGAACATTCCCACCCATATACCGTCAGCAAATTTGCCTAATAGTTCTGGGTACATCCTTGCTAAGCGAGGTAGAAGAACCATTAAGGTAGCAACGGTATCTGCTACGGTTTCTGACTTACCTGACTGACGTGAAGCAAGGGCAGTGATTTCCTCACCATCGTTAACGATTACAGACTCAATAATGCGACGAGCTAAGGGCTTTTGATATGGGTGCAGGTCATGCCCTACTAGTATGACCATGAAGTCCATGATCTTATTAACAAGAAGTGTAACGAACTCTTTAGATAGCTCATCTAGCTCTTCTTCTTTGTGAAGCTTTTCAAACTCTTCTACGTCGTCGTAGTCGTAGTCCTCATTGGCTGCATGATCGACTTGATCTAGATCTTCGAGTTCACTTTCTTCATCATCCTCAAAGTCCTCAAAGTCAAAATCTTCTTTCATTGCGCCCTTTCACGTAAGGTATCAACTATTGCTTTAAGGGCTTCTATACCCACGTTTGCTTCTTCTAGATAAAAAGTGTCCCCACTTTTTTGCCAAGTTGATAGGTTACGACTAACTGAGTAGAGGGCATTCTCTGACCAGCCAACTAATTCAGAACTAGGTAGGCTGGCAACTCTTTTCTCAAGCTTTGTTTTCTCTCGTTGTTCCTTGTGCTTTTTTAGCATTTAGTTCTTTCTCCAAATCTATAGACCGAATAACATCCCAGTCGACCTCGTCTTTTTTTAACCCTCTGCCGTTTATGGCATAGGTTAGTGCTTGATTTTCTGAGTAACCAGTTTCTCTCCAGTGCCCTATAACTATAGCTTTACAAGTAAATGGTACCCTAATTGCTAATCCATGGCCTCTTCTGAACGGCGCATCAATTTCTTGAGTATCTGCCGTTTCCCATAAACCTTTAGGCTTATATGGGTACGTAAGGTTATGCCAGTAAAAATTACCTATGTCTCGTGTTCTCATGTGTTCTTCTTTATCTGTAGAGCTCTTGCGCCTCGGTAAGCTAGGTATCGTAGCTTAGGTGGTAGATCGGATGTGTTTGCAGGTCCTCTAGGCTTAAAGTTTAAGTAGTCAGATATATACGCCCACTTACTACTTAACCGCTTAAAATCTCTCCACTCGTCAATAGTAACGTCATAGTAGTTATAGATTGTTGAATCTCTAAATACTAGGGTTAGTACTGATCTTTCTGGAGAGTATGAGGCAGCAACAGTTCTTGGCCTGTCAATCTGGCTG